TATGCAATATACACAGCAGGCTGTTGCTGAACCACTTGTTCAATTACTTGAGAAAGATGTACTCTCAGGTAGCTTTGTTGGGTTTACCCAACAAGAACCGAACCAGATTCTGGCTCGACGTGGTTCTTCTGATGGATCATTGGCTACACTAGATCTTAGTGAAGCTAGTGATCGTGTCTCCAATCAGCTAGTTAAGCATTTGTTTCATGGCTTTACGCATCTTTCAGATGCTGTTCAGTCATGTCGCAGCTTACGAGCTGATGTGCCTGGTTATGGGTATACCCCTCTAACCAAGTTCGCGTCTATGGGTTCTGCTCTTTGTTTTCCGATTGAGGCAATGGTTTTTGCAACCGTTGCTTTCGTTGGGATTGAAAGAGCGAGAGACCACCTGCTGACCAAGAAGGACCTACAGGCTCTCCGCGGTCAGGTGCGCATCTATGGGGATGATATTATTGTCCCCACAGAATATGCGGAATCTGTTTCTTCGGCCTTGAAACTTTACGGCTTCAAGGTCAATGTCCACAAGAGCTTCTGGACTGGCAAGTTCAGAGAGTCTTGTGGCAAGGAGTACTTTTCCGGCCATGACGTATCTATAGTCAAGGCTAGGAGTGTACTTCCGAAGAGCAGACAGAACGTAACCGAGCTGATTAGTACAGTCAGTCTCAGAAACCAGTTATACTGGGCTGGGTTTGACCGTGCCGTCAGGCGTCTTGACAAGCGTCTGGAAGGAATTCTCAAATTCTATCCTTTCGTGAGTCAAGATTCTCGGTTGTTGGGTCGGGAGACAGCCGTCGACAGTTTAACTGTCGACGGTTGGCACCCACGGGTCCATGTACCAACTGTAAAAGGTTGGTCTCATGGTTCCAGGATTCCTCCGAGTAAACTATCGGAGGAATTCGCCCTTCTCAAGTACTTCCTGAAAAGGAGCGTAGAGCCATACGCTAGGGAGCATCTTGAACGTTCTGGACGTCCAAGAGCCGTCAGCATCAAGCTCTTGAGGGCCCCTGTCTAAACAGGGGGTGGAGTAATCCACTAATAGAAG